TGCTATGCTCGCCAAGCTAGAAGAAACTTTTCCACCCACCAATCCTACACCTGACGATACAATGCAAAAAATTATGTACCGATCCGGTCAACGTAGTGTCGTTGAGTGGGTCATTAATTATATGGAGGAAGAATAATGCCTAGTTATTCTAATGCAAGTCCAATTTGGTCAGGGTCTTCCCAATCAAAGGCAAGCAAGTTTGTCGGGAGAATGTCTGATCTATTTATTGGTGGACCTAGGGGTGATGGTAGCTCTGGTGGTTACTACAAAACTGGGTATGATCCAGGTGGACAGGGTAGATTCGGTAGACCAGCAAAAAATATCTACACGTGGAGGGATGATGCACCAGCGGCTCCAACGCCGGCACCGCCACCGCCTCCTAAACCTGCTCCTGCACCTGCTCCTGCTCCTGCACCCCCTGCTATCAGTGACGAATCTAAACAGTACCGTGCTGACACACTGAAAATTCTTCAGCAAGCAGACGCTATGCGTAAACAGTTTGCTATTGATCAAGCCAATGCAGCTAAAGCAGCAGAAGCTCAACGTGCAGCCGATGAAGCAGCGCGTGTAAAGCGAGAAGAAATAGCAGCTCAATCTGCTGCTGCACGATCCGCCAACCAAATGCGAGCGGGTCAAGCACCTAATCTACAACTCCAGCCTGCAAGCCAGGCGCCTACAACTGGTGGGACACAACCATTCAAACGTCGTAAGATGCAGTTTGGAGGTTCCAGTCCTTATCTAAGTTTGGCTATTAGTTCACAACTTTAACAATCTCTAATGACTGCTAAATCTCGTTATGACAGATTGTCTTCAGACCGTTCACAGTTTCTAAACAGTGCTAGACAAGCAGCAGATCTAACTCTACCTTATCTCATCCGTGAAGATGAGCACTTTACTAAAGGTGCTCTTAAGCTTCCGACACCCTGGCAATCAACAGGAGCTAAAGGTGTGGTGACGCTTGCAAGTAAACTTATGCTTGCATTGCTACCTCCACAAACCAGCTTCTTTAAACTCCAGGTTAACGACATCAACCTTCCACAAGAGTTGGGTCCAGAGATTAGATCAGAACTTGACTTGTCGTTTGCTAAAGTTGAACGCACCATCATGGAATCCATCGCGGCTTCTACTGATCGTGTTGTCGTTCACCAAGCACTTAAGCATCTTGTTGTTGCTGGCAATGCTCTTATCTTCATGGGTAAGGATGGGCTTAAGCTCTATCCCCTTAACCGTTATGTGATTGATAGAGATGGTAACGGTAATGTTATTGAAATCGTAACAAAAGAAACAATCTCGAAAAAATTACTGAAAAAATTTTACCCGGATTACAAGGAAGAACAACCTAATAATGTATCCGATGATTCATCAGGTCAAGATGATGAATGTGATATTTATACACACGTCACCTTGGATAACAACAGATGGATCTGGCACCAAGAGGTGTACGACAAAGTGCTTCCCAAGTCTATGGGCAAGGCACCACTTGACGCTAACCCCTGGCTTGTGCTACGCTTCAACCACGTAGACGGAGAAGTCTACGGACGTGGTAGAGTGGAGGAGTTCATCGGTGATCTCAAGTCACTTGAAGCACTGTCACAAGCCATCGTTGAAGGCAGCGCAGCAGCTGCTAAGGTAGTGTTTACTGTCAGCCCAAGCTCCACCACCAAACCACAGACCCTTGCTAAGGCAGGGAATGGTGCTATCATCCAAGGGCGACCTGATGACATTGGTGTGGTGCAGGTTGGGAAGACAGCTGACTTCCAAACTGCTTACCAGATGATTGGTTCATTAACTCAACGTCTGAGTGAGGCATTCCTTATCCTTAATGTTAGGGATTCGGAGCGCACTACAGCAGAGGAAGTTAGGATGACACAACTTGAACTTGAACAACAACTTGGAGGCTTGTTCTCCCTGTTGACTGTTGAGTTCCTTGTGCCTTACCTCAATCGTAAACTTAGTGTTGCACAAAAGACTGGTGAAATCCCACGTCTTCCCAAGGGCGACATTGTTAAACCAACAATTGTTGCTGGTATTAATGCACTTGGTCGTGGTCAAGATCGTGAGAGTCTTGCACAGTTCCTTACTGTTATTGCTCAGACTGTTGGACCTGACGCCATCGCTAAATATGTCAACACTGATGAAGTCATCAAGCGTCTAGCAGCTGCCTCTGGTATCGATGTACTCAACCTTGTGAAGAGTATGCAAGAGCTGCAGCAAGAACAACAGCAAGCAATGGAGCAAGAGCAAGCGATGATGATGCAACAACAGGCTCCACAAATGGCAGCCGTTGATCAGAAACGTGAGCAAGCCATGATGCAAGCTGAACAACAACTACCACCTGAACCACCAATAGCATGAGCGAAACACTTACGATGAATGAAACACCCGCTGATCAGCCACAGTTTAATGCTGATGAGCAAGACTCCCTGGCAGTTGCTGAGTCATTGGGTGGAGAGCAACCGCTACTTGCTGGTAAATTTAAAGATCAGCAATCGCTTGAAAAAGCATACCTTGAACTACAATCAAAACTTGGAGAGCCACGTAATGAAGTACAAACCACCGAAGACGAAGGCGAGCCAGCAGAGCAAGAGCCAGAAGAAGAAGTAACTGAAGAGCCTGATAGTGATCAGCTGACTGAAGCTCAAGCTAATCAACTGTTTGAAATGGTTGGTGGTGAAAAAGCTTACAAGTCTATGATTCAGTGGGCTGGTCAAAACCTCTCTCAAGAAGAGATCCAGATGTATGATAATGTTATGGCATCTGGTAATCCTTCTTCAATCTACTTTGCCGTACAAGCACTTGCTAATAAGTACGGTGAAGCTACTGGATCTGACGGTCAGCTACTGACTGGTAAAGGTACAGCTAATCAAACACAAGGGTTCCGTAGCCAACAAGAATTAGTGCAAGCTATGTCTGATCCACGCTACGACCGTGACCCTGCATACCGCCAAGAGGTTATGCAAAAACTTGAAAACTCTGACGTACAATTCTAATGACCGTTACCACCAACGATCGCGGACAACAAAACCTCTTTGCAAAAGAACCCACCATGTACACTGACGACAATTACACTGTGACTCACAACGAAAAAGCTGAGATGCTCAACGGTCGCCTGGCTATGCTGGGTGTGATGGCTGCGCTTGGAGCGTACGCACTAACTGGTCAAATTATCCCCGGAGTATGGTAGTGCCTAAAGGTCTCTACGCTAACATCCACGCAAAACGAATGCGTATCGCCAAGGGCTCTGGCGAGAAGATGCGTAAGCCTGGGAGCAAAGGTGCTCCTACGGCTGCGAACTTCAAAAGAGCTGCTAAAACTGCTAAGAAAAAATGATTGAATGCCCTGATTGTACTGTGCAACAGCAGTACGTACTCGAACAACTGCAGACTGTTGCTGATGTAAAAGATCGTACTGCCCTTGCTGTCATCATGGGTAACATCGAACAAGAGTCTAACTTTAAACCTAACATTTGTGAAGGCGGTGCTATTGTACCTTACGATCGCTGCCTTCGTGGAGGTTATGGTCTTATTCAATGGACAAGTATTGACCGTTACAATGGTCTAGGTAATTATTGCACTAGTCGTAATGAAGACCCTAGTTCTCTTGAGTGTCAAACTGCTTACATGATTGATGAAATGAGGTTTAGGGATGACCTTGAAGCGTTTCAAACGCCACACCAAACAGTCCCTTATTACATGAATGCTGCCTACTACTGGTTAGGATGGGGCATCCATGGTAACCGTACTAAATACACTTATTCTTTTCTAAACAAACTACAATGAAATTCTTTGCTATCCTCCCCGCAGCCCTGATCGCTGCTGCCCCTGCTGTTGCTGGTCCTTACGTCAACATTGAGAACAATGCTGGCTTCACTGGATCTGATTTCAACGGTCATGTGACTGACTTCCACGTGGGTTATGAAGACGGTGGTTCCGTTGGTGGCTGGTATATCCAGGGCGGTCCTTCTGTGTTCTCCCCTGATGGTGGTGAAGCAGACACTAAACTGACTGGTAAGATTGGCGGTTCTGTTAATGCTACCGAACAACTCTCTGTTTACGGTGAGCTTTCTGCTGCCTTTGACTCTGTTAATTCCTATGGTACCA